CGGGTCGCCAGCCAGCAACGAATACGCTGCGATGGCTGGCTTCCTTTGCATTAACATCTAATTGCTTTTCTGCAAGCTTTTGTTGAATGCGTTGCATCAATATTTTTTTATCTAATTTTTCTTCCTCTGATGTATGAATCTCGTCAACAACTTTTGCGATAGTTTTCAAGGCTCCACCTTTACCGCCTAATAGTCCTCCGAGAGCTTGTAGCACTATGCTGCTCCGCCTGTCATCCAGCTAATTATCCAGATAGCAATGATAGCTACAATAGCCGCTTTAATCCAGTCCTTCATCTTCCAATCTGACCACTCTTTAATATGTGACCATAGATCTTTTAATAGGTTCATAAAACCTCCTTTGTTAAGTTAGGGATTATACTATTTTACGCCTTTAAATGCTACTTTTTTAATCTGCATGTTGCTAGTTTGACCCTTTGGACCTGCACCTTTGTTGTTTTTTACAACAAAAGCAGGAAAAGTCATTGCAGCATCAGAACCCACTTTCATGTTAGGAAAAGGGTTTTTTTGCGATACAGTAGTCATTTTTGCACTTTTCTTTTTCATTTTTTTGCCTTTCCGTAACCACGTTTAGCTAGTCTACCTGCTAGACCACCTTTACTCATTTTCTTTGTAGCTCCTGCTATTCTATCTGCTTGTGTAGGATTAGGATTATTATCTATTCCTGCTTTAACGGATAGCATACCAAACTTGGATGCCGAACCACCGTCTTTTAAATAAATTGTGCCGTCATCAACGCCATGAGGATTAGCTTTTTTTTCTTTTCTACCTGGTCCTATTTTAGTTCCTGGAGGTGCTTTTTTAGGTTTAGATTTTTTTTCTTTTGGAGTTTTCTTACCAAATTTTTTAAAAAAATCATTAGGTGAATCAATTCCTTGTTGTTCTTTTGTTGGATTTGTTTTCTTTTTTTCAGGCATAATAATTAATGTATAGTTGGTTTTAAAAGATTTAGCAAGTCTCTTCCATTATGATCCATAATTTTATCGTACTCTTGTTCGGTAAGATTGTTATGGTATAGCATTTTCGCTACACCCATCATTGCACCCGCTAAAAGTATTTGTTCTTCTTGACTTGTAACTGCTGTGTCAGAAAAATTCATTAATTCGTTAAGATATTCCTGTAATTTAGTTGTTGCTGTTATCATTTTTCATTTGCTGTTTATCTAGATTAACATTTGCACGCAATTGTGCAATATCTTCGTTAGAATCTATCTTATCTTGAGCAATTTTTGCACCTTGATCAAGTTTTGCACCCTCTAAATCAAGTTTTTGTTGATCATTTTGTGCTTTTCGTTGAATATCTTGTGCTTTTAACTGTAATTCTTGTTGTTTTAATCCAACAAGAGGGTCTTGACCCTGACCTTCCATAGATTGTTGCTCTTCAACAAACATTTCTTCAATATATTCAGTAACTTTAGTAGCAACTTGACGTTCAATCTCTTCTTGAAACTTTGCTTGAAGATCTGGTGGAAGTTGTCCACCAAATTTTGCTGCCTCTTGTTCAATTAAAGGTTGGTTCTCAGCTTCAATCTCTTCTCTTGCTAATAATGAAACATGTTCCATAACATGTGCTTGTAATAATACAGTTGCTTGAGGATTATTACGAACTAACATGGATGACATAAAAGTTCTATGCGCATCAATATGTGCTTGATGGTCTTGATTTCTAAAAGGAACTAATTTTTGTCCTAGTAAGGCATCAGAATTTTCTAAACCAGGATCTTTTGGAGCTGGTGTTTTTGGTGGTGGTAAAATAGCATCAATATCTTTAACACCAAGTGATTGATACATTCTTTTATATGCTTCATATATATTATGTGACTTTGGATCAGACTGTGCCATTTGTAATTGTGTTTGTGCCAACGTAACACGTTGAGACATAGAAAATATATTTGGATCAGACACAGGCATAATATCAATGCGATCATCAAAATCCGATGTTTTAATACTAGGAACAGCATTACTACCTACCTCATATGGATATTGAGGTGGTAAAAAATCTTTAAATACTTTTGCTAGTAAATTAAATTCTGTTTTTTGTGCATAGTGTAATCTTTTATGTATTGCACTCATGACTCTAGATCCTCTTTCAATCAAAGCCATTGTTGTTCCTACAGGTGCATTTGCTGCTACACTGTCACCAATTTTTTGATCAGCAATAGAAGCAAAACGTTGTCCTGCTGCTACAACAAAACCTAATAATTGAAATAATGTTTGATCTGCNCCCTTGTAAGGTAAAGGCATAAGTCCTGCTCGTAAGTCTCCACTAGGTGCATCAACATCTCTAAACTCACCTGGTTGTATTGGTGAATCATCATCTTTGATACGAAGCCCTCTAGCTTTAAATCCTGCTGGTAAGTTTGCTAAAGTACCTGCATCTAGTAATTGTCTAAGTGCAGCCGTAGCTGTTCTTGATAAACCACCAAGCATGTGAATAAGACCGTAACCATAAAAACCAAGGCCAGGTAAAAACTTGTAGTGAACAAAATATTGTTTCTTTTTCTTTAGTGAATCCTTTTCATCATAGTTTCTATAAATAGATAATATGTTTCCAGAGCCTTCATCAATAGTAACAATGTATGGAAGTTTTATTTCATCAGGATCTTCAAATCCAGGTACGTCCAAATCACAATGCATTTCTAATAAAGTGTATTGATCATTTTTATATCCAGTGCCTGTTTCTTTTACACCATCCATTTTATTGATCTCAGCTTGAATATTATTTGTATCAGGATCATCATATTCTTCTAAATCTACATCACGATAAAATCCCTGTACTTGTAATTTACGAATATCATTTTTTGTTCTTTTTAAAACATGTGTTACACGTTCTGCTGTTGCTAAATCAGTTGCGGTGTAAGGTACAATTAATTCTTCACTGGGGATAAACTTTGATACAGCTCTTCCCATTGTTGAGTCATAATAAACTTTTTTAAAACTAGAACCTGATAAAGGTAAATAAAAAAGCATTTGATCTAAATCAGGATCAAAGTCTTCCATAACATGCATAATTTGATAATTCATAAAGTCCTGCACGCGCTGTGCTTGATCTTCTTTTTGTGTATCTGATTTACCAATAATTTGTGTTCTTATAGGTCCATTAGCTGGTAGTAATTCTTTGTATGCTTGCGCTTGAAATTGTGTAACGGTTTCTGATAACAAAGGATGTGTAACACCACTTGCTCCTTGAAAAGGTTGTGATCTATCTTCATATTTAAATCCAAGAAGTTTTAATCCTTTTGAATAAGCGTCATACCATTCTTCTCTTGAGCTACTATCCTCTTTATAGTCTCCAATTAAATCAGAAGAAATATCTTGTAGATCACCTTCATCCATAAATTCTGCTAAGTTTGCATCAAAGCTTGTGTCCAAAGGTTCTTGTAGAGGATTAACTAAGGCTCCTCCATCTTCTGTCATTTCAATGTTTTCTACGTTTAATTCATCTTCGGGTGTTTCTATCGTAATAGATTCTGTTTCAAGTTCTGTTGGTTCCCCTGTAATTCTTCTGTCTACGGCCATTATGCTACCTCAAATATATCAATATGCTCAACAAGTCCACCTTGTGCTTTGTGTGTTTTATATGGTTCTAACATCTCAGGGGTAATTTTAATAGCAAAAACTGGCTCCATGTCTTTTTTGTTAGGTATGGAGATAGGTTGAATTCTATAATTTGGATTTGATACCAGCAGTTGTCTTGCTTGATCTTCATTGGTTAATGTTGCTACCATGTTACCATTCTGATCAGTAACACGATATTGAGTAGCTCCTCTTCCACTTTTTACTTGTACAGGCATGGTAATTATTTCTGAGTTATTACTCTGTGCTTGTTTCTTCAAAATCTTTTCTAGTGTAGAGGTATAATGTTTACCTTTTTCATCAACAGCGTTAGGCCCACCATAAAACTCATCCATACCAATACCTTTGTATTGTGAGTCTCTAAATTCGCCGTTTCTTTTAAAAGCATCAAAGCGTCGTTGTTTATCAGCCGCTCTATCGGCTGCAGANGTTGCAGCATTTCCTTTAAAACTATATCTGTCAATAACGTATTGAGATGGTGACACCGCATAATAGGAAGACGCATCAGGATCTTTTAATACAAACTTTCTATACGCTAGTTCATATAAATCCTTTTTAACTAAAGCATCTGCCCACTCGTCTCTATTCTTAAAGGGTAGATCAGGAAATAATCCGTCTATGGCATTGGAGTCTATATCAATAAGTTCTTTCATCATTGAATCTAGATTGTCATTTAGTAAAGTTGATAGTCTTGATAGATCCGCATCACTTACTTCTCTTGTTTGAATATATTGATTAACAATCTCATCTACCTCTTCATCCATCTTTGTTACTCTCTGTGCCAATACATTCACTTCGGCATCTGTTTTCTTTAATGGTCTAAAGACAGATTTATTCTTTTCATAAAAATCCATTGTTGCTTCGGCTAATCTATTAAGCCCTTGTAGATTTGTTGTGTTGCCTTCTTCTTGTATCTTACGCAGAGCCGCGGTCAGTTGTTGTTTACGCATGGCTGCTGCTTGTAATAAATCAGATTGTATCTCATCGGCAAACGTGACACGAACCACGCCGCTCGGATCAACGCCTGATCCTTTGGTTATCTGTTCTTGTAAATCTCTATTCTTAACA